AGACCTTAATGCTCTAAAGCCTAAAGCTGTATTATTAGCACCTGTGGTGTTAGTACATAAAGTATCTCTACCAACTGCTGTGTTTTGACCAGCCGTTGTATTTGATAATAAAGCACATCTACCTACTGCTACATTGCTACCACCTGTTGTGTTTGCACACAATGCATCGGCGCCAATCGCTGTATTTTCTGCACCTGTTGTGTTAGTTGTCATAGATGCAGAACCAATAGCAGTATTATAAGCACCAGACAAACTTCCACTATCTAAAGCAGTATCTCCTAAAGCAACATTACCTGTACCTGTTGGATAGTTACCATCTAGTTTTACTGTTCCACCATCAACGACAAAGTTTCCTGTAAGAGTTAATCCTCCACCTGGAGCTAAACTTACACCTGAAGGAATTGTTACCGTGTCTCCTGAAGTTCCAAGAGTTAAGGTTGTTCCTGATTGCGGGTCTATTTGATCAACTTCAATTTTACTCATTATACGACTACTACCGTTCCTGTTATTGTTTGTGTTCCTGTTACTGTAACTGGTCCTGCTAAAACTCCAGAGTCTACTGTTTGATTAAGACTTAAAGTTGAAGCATGAGTTACTATATAAGGTGTTGCATCCATTACTGGAGAAATAGTTTTCTTAGCTGGCAATGTACAGAATACAGTTTTACTGCCTGCACCAAAGTCTACTAAGTTATCACTATTAGAAGATGAAATGACCGACTGTCTTGAAAGCGTATCTGTTCCTGCATCCGTTACAGTTCCAGTACCAACTTCAAATTCAGCAGTACCATCATTCACGATTGCATAATAAGTTTGCACACCATCCCCGATACCAGCAACAAAAGTTTCAAAACCTGTTTCGGTTCCACTTAAATCAATTGTTCCAGTGCCAGTAGTCGTTGTGGTTTGCTTAACCCTATCGTTAATTACAAATGCCGTCATTTACTACTCCAAAAAATCTTACGCGTCGCCAAGTCTAATGATTGCACTAGATGAGTTAGCAGTTGGAAACTGAACAACGAAATCTCCGTTAGTCGCAGTTTTTGTTCCGCCAAAGTCTAAAACTAATACAGCTTCATTACTTGTTCCTTTATAAATCAGTGCACCAGTTGCTGATAACGTTACAGATGAAAAAGTCGAATCTGCAAAGTCAACATAACCAATATTACTTGATATCGCTACACCATTATTAGTTAAAGTATTTCCGCCTGCAGTATAATTCGTACCAGATGAAGAAACTTCATTAGTAGTCGCATACGCTGCATACGCAGTACTAAAACCAGCTTGTGTTGTATAAAGTGCTAATTTAAAAGTTGATCCACCGGATGAATCAAAATCAAACACTCCACCAAGTAGGTCTGTTTTAAAAGAGTCGGGTACTATATTTGCCATTTAATTGTCTCCTTAATTATTATTATGGTGATGGTGATTTTATAGGAGTCCGAATAACACCATCTTGATATTCGTCTCGGCGTCTACGACCTTGTTGTTCGATCGCGTACGATTGTAAAGCTCTTTTAAAAGATCCTTCGTAGTATTGTAACATATCTACAGGACCTTTCAAGTATCCATATGCTTCTACCAGACAAGCGTATAAAAGTAAATCTTGATATTTATTAGATGTGTAAGTTCCATTAGTACTTGGTGGAGTTACACCAGTAGTTGTTGTAATACTATCTGGTTGTTTTGTATAGGCTAAAGTGATTAAATTTGTACTATTTGGAGTAGGTGCTACTACCCAATAATTAGCATCCCAGTTAGCATAATACTTAGGTATTCCAGAAGCGGTTCCTGGGGTATTATAAAAAGTTGCCATATATGAAGTATCTTTTTTTTCTAAAAAAGTTTGATCTCCATCAGCATCTGTTAATTGGACATATCGAATAAATCTTAAATTAGAGGGTATGGTTACATACCTACTTCCAGCTGCTAAGTTTGAAGTCGCATAAAATCGATTATCATCAGAATCAGCTTCTCTATAAATTCTATTTTCTGCATTTTTAATAATAGTTGTTAAAATAGTATTTGATAAAACCCCACTATCTACTTCTGTATAGTTTCTAATATCATCCTGTAAGTTTGCTAAAGTGTAAGACATAATTAACCTCTATCATTTACGGGTCCAATTGTACACTGAAAACCGCCTCCTGTTTCTGTTCCTGATGCAGTGTTCGTTAACGCAACATTTATACCATCAAATTGTGTAGTTGTAGATGGTTGACCTGTACTTGGAACTGATGTCTCATTTAAAGAAACAACTTTATAACAACCAAAAACTTTTACTCCTGTAGTATGACTTTTTGCCGTTGTAGGTTCTGGTGCAACACCTCTATAAGCAGCACTTGTACCCCGAGTACATCCTGTTAATTGATGTGTAGATCTTCCTGTGTATTGTATGACTTCGTTTTCAAACAATCCTGAAACTGCATTTACTTTTTCAATTACAATAAAACCTGAAGTAGGGAACTGTGATCCATCAGTTAAATTAATTGTTGTAACTGAATCTGTTATTGTTCCATTTAAAGTTGTTGACATTTGTAATGTTGATAATGCTACACCACCTACCGGAGATTTAACATTTCTAAATCTTGCAAAATCATTTACCTGTAAAGCACCGTTTGGAAAATTAATTTTTAATGTAGTATTAGATGCAGTTACAAAAGGATTTTCTGGTAAAAAATCTTCTGTTGGAAATTCTGTTCTAGCCGTTCTTGCTCTTTGTAAAGCTTGTGGATCTGCACTTGTAGGTTTAGGATCTAACTGTGGTTGTTTAGGCTCGTACTCTGAAACGTGGACAAACGCACCCGTCCATTCTCTAACCATTTCATTATATGGAAAAGCCATACCTGATCTATCTGAAATAGCTAAAGCAAATTTACCTGATGCAAAAGTAGTCATTAACCAATACCAGGATAATAGATTTTAGGTGATATGTAAGTAGAATTAGAAGAACCATCTTCAGACTCTGCTCTTTTTAATTCATCTTCATATAATAATTTTAATTCTTGAACTCTTTGTGGTGCATATTTTAAAGCTAAATAATAAGATAAACCCATAATCATACATGGTAGAAATCTATAGGGTATATCAGTTGCATTTGTATAAGCGCCTACATCATCAATTCTTTTTGTGTAATAAAAATTAATATAGTTACCATCTTGAGCTGCGCCAGGGGTTAAATATAAAGTCATTGTAACTTTATCTATAAATCTTTGGACCCAATATTGAGTAGGTAAACCTTCTGAAGTTTTATTTGAAAAACCTTGATACTGTGATCTACTGATTCTTGTCATAGGTGTGTCAACAGAAGTTGATTTGACTCTATAATTAGTTTCTTGTATGTCGGTCATCCCGTTTGGAAATTGTAGAACTGCGTCACTTGTATTATGAGTAGCAGCAGTACTGCCATTAACACCTCTGACACACCCAGTTAAATTCAATGAAGAAATTCCAGAATAAGTAATTTGTTCTGTTCCAATAATAATTATACCACCTGTTGTCGGCATTCCTGTAACAGAAGCAACACCAATAGTAGTAACTGCTGCATTTATTCCTGCAGATAAGGTTGTGCTAATACCGCTTGATGTACCATCAGCCGGGGATCTAAAAAAAGTATACACTGCTTGTCCATCAACTAGTGTAACGTTTTGGTTTTTTACTTCCCAAAATTGTAAACCTCTATTTCCCCATTCCGAAAATAAAATATTTAAAGATCGTTTCGCAGTTTTTAATTGATGACCAGAAACACCCTGCATACCAATACGTTCATATGCATCTTCAATAATTTCATCTATTCCGAGGTTCTTATCAAAAGTATAAGAACCAGAGGTAGTGTTAGCCATACTACGCTCCTGTGATAGTTAACGTAACGCTTCCGTCAGTTCCTGTTGTTTGTGTTAAGGTTGCACAAATTCCATCTTTAAAAAGAATTCCAGAACCTGGAACATAAACTGCTAAACCTTCAGTGTCATATTTAAAAGTTGCCATTAAGTTACCAGCAGCCGCACCACCTGTTGTAGCACTATCGTGTAAAAGTATAACAGAACCTGCTTCACCTCTACCTTGAATAGAAGTAACTCTAGCTCTACCTGCTCTTAACAATGATATAGCGCCCGTATCTTTTTGTAAAGTTGTTTGATCACTTGAAAATGATCCTCCTCCGCCTATTGACATAATTTTTCTCCTTATATTTAATGTGGGCCCGAAGGCCCACACTTAATTAGTTATTAGCTTAAGTTATTATTTTGTTGGTACAAAATAGTAGCTCTAATTTCACCATCACTCGTAGCACCAGTACTCGTCCATGTCAGTTTTAGGTCTGCAGTTCCTGTATCAGCCCAAGCCAATGCACCACCAGCTTCTGTTGTTGGATATGCTCGTCCAACTCCTGAAGCGATTGTAACTGAATATGAGTTAAGCAAAGATGTGTTCCCACCAACTGTATCTCCAATACTGAAAACACATGTAGCACCAGCCATTACTGTAGGCTTGTCAAGTACTATATCAATGATTTGTGAGTTAGCTGGAATAACGACAGTAGTAGAATTTGCAGCAGAAGCTCCACTATCAAGTGTAGCGCCCGTTGAAAATGTCTGTGCCATTACCACTTGTCCTGTGTTTTTAACATTTGAACCAAGTGTAGTTCCAGTTGTGTTTGAAATCGTTCCCGCTTTTATCGGTCCCGAAAATGTAGTTGTTGCCATATTAATATCCTCCTAGATATCTGAATACTGTCCCTAGGGTTGTCGACTATACGCGTCAGCATTCATCATTTATTAAATGTATAGTGTAAATATTATATAGTAGATTTAAGTAGAGCGCAAGAGGGCTCTGTGTATGTTGTGATTTTATAAAATGTAGCTTTTAAGTAGCTACTGATACTGCTGGTGCAGCATTAATGATTGCATTTTCTCTGTCTGCAATCTTTGATTCTTCGAGTTTGATCTCTGTAATAACATCTCTAATAGCGTTATCAATTCTGACCATATCTAGAGTATATCTGCCTTCTTGCTCATACTCCAGTTGCCACCTCAACTCCAAGGACCTCTTTTGTTTGTATAGGTCTTTGACCATCAACAACCTCCTCATAGGTTATTCTATTCCTCTTGGGATCATTCATTTCTCCAAGATATTCCCACTTTACACCTTTTTCTCCTATTTTGTCAACTATTGAATTTTCAATAGATTCTACGTTATCTTCAGCCAGAACTTCAAATTCTGTACCATATTGATAAGCAGCGATTTTTACTAGGAATTTCTTCATTCTCCACCTTTATTTTAAGATTGTGGCGGAACAATGTCCCGCCACAAAAAATATTATTGATTACGTTGCGTTTGAACCAAAGATACCTCTTGGATCAGAAAATCCAAAAACATATCTTTCTCTCGCTTTGTATCTAACGTTTCCAGTATCAAAGTCACCTTCCATTGAAGTTTTGATAGGTGATCTATTGAAATGTTTAAGACCGTTAGGACAATCTGTTTTAATGAACCATTTTTTCGCAGCAGTCAGGTAGTTGTTTACAGTGTATCCACCAGAAACCATTCCCATGTTCTTAATTGCGTTGATGTCATTATCAGCTGTACCTGTTCTACCAGCAGAATTCATTAATCTGTCAGCAGTAAATTGAAGAGCTGAAGGAATTACCATTTTAACTCCTTGCGCCGCAATTTTTAGGCCTCTTTCATCAGTAAGCGCAGCAATGTCGATTAATGCTTGCTCTAATGAAGTTTCGTTAAGTTCAGCAGCTGTTGTCAATTCATTTGAAACAGTACCCGCTAATGTAGGGTGGTCAGTAGCGCAAAGCTCCTTACCATCTCCACCAGCATAAGTAGAATCAAATGCGTTGTTTAGTACTGCCGCACCTTTGATATTTTTAGTAGACGCCATAGATCTTGCTAAAGCTTTTGTATATCTAGACGCAAGTCTGTCATACAAGTTATCTTCGATAGCTTCTTCTGTGATAGCGAATGCTAATGCAATCGTTTCGTTAGTATAACGAGCTGTGAAAGTCTCTTGTGCATCATCAAATGATACTCCTTGACCTTCAGGTTTAACTGCCGCATTTGCAAAACCAGCTAACATTACTTCTTCTTCGAAAGCTCTGTCAGATGATTCAGTGTCAAAAATTGCAGTCCACTGCTCGCCGTATTGTTTGTACTCTAGTCCGAATAAAGCATTCAGACCAGGCTCTAGTTCTTTAACTAGTTGTGCTCTTGATATAGCCATAGTTTTATCTCCTTATTCGCTATTAGTTGTACAGCGCAGAACCCTTCATAATAGTGACCACGAAGTTACAGCCAGCGGCTGTCTGGTCCTTATTTTCAGGATCGTTTGCGTTTCTTACTGCTGTAAACATAGTTGTTGTAGCAGTAGAACCAACATCTAACGTAGAGATCGATTGACCATCTTTGTTAGCTGTTGCTGTGTAGTTGTTCATATTAAAGCCTTGATGTGGATTAACTCCAAGAAGAGTATCCGCTAAAGCCGCATCAGCTTTTACAACGTATTCCTGATTAGGATTATCATTGATAAAAGCTAATATGTCATTAGAACCAGTATTATAGTCCGTTGACGTTGCTTGTGATGCTACTACATTATTTGAGAAGGTAGGTTTTCCATTAGAGTCAATAAAAAATGCTCCGTTGAAAACACCCACTAGAAGAGCGGAAGTTGCTGTTGTCCAGCTTGTTCCACCTGCTCCACCATCATCAGTAAGAGTAAAACACGCATCCTGCGCCATTCCAGCTTCACCCGCAGTTGCTCCACCGTCATTAAGTGACATTGGATCGCCTTTGTTTGATGCTACGCCTGGTGCAGTTTGGATTTTGTATTCAGATTGTCCTGAAGTCGCTGGAGTATTTCCAACGTTCATAACCATTCTGCAACCAAATCCAGTTGTACTTGCATTTGCCATAGTATTTGTTTCCTTTATATGTACCTGCCCCGAAGGGCCTCCAGTACGGTTAATATATTTTGTTGGATAGGAATAGTTAAAAGATTAACTTTTCTTTGTACCACCAAAAGTTACACGAGTATTCGATTCCTTATGGAATTTCATACTTGGGTGCTGTTCCTTCATAAGATTGTTCTCTACTGCTTCTTCTTTAGCCTCGTTTTGCTTTTTATAATAAGCATCGATTTGAAGCGCAATCTCCTCTGGTATCCTAGCCAGCAATAGGCCGCCCACTCCGATCATTCCAGCGTATTTACCTTCAGTCATCTCTGGATATTGAGTGTCGGGATATTGGTCAGCTCTCACTAACTCCCATCCTTCTCTCAAAGATGATGCTACATTTTTAGCATCTGATGATCCAAGAATTTCGGATCGTATCCATTGATGTCTATATCCAGTTGGCGCTGGTGGTGCATCAAGTGAGTTGGGTGGAGTCCAAACTTTTTTGACTTCTATTTTGTCTCTAGTTTGACTCGCACGTGAAGTTTTTATTTTTTCATTTTCCATTTTATGCTCCTTCCGTGATTTTTAATTGTTTTGCATAAGCTTCTAGCGGCACACCTAATCTTTTAGCAATTGCTACCTGTGAAGGCGTGAGTCTTACAGTTTTTTTGCGTCCTGTTGAGGCTGAACGTCTAGCCGAAGCTACATTTTGAGCAGGTTTTGCTCTTTCTGTAGAAGTGTCTTCTACCTTATCAAATTTATGCGGAAATTCAAGTCTTATTCTTTTATCAACTTCCGTATAGTATTCATTTGATTGAGGATCAAATCCTTCTTTT